AGATTATGGTCACAAATGCACCTGCTTGGATGGGGTATCAGCAAAAGCATGTACTGGAATCAGTTTGTGAAAGTCAGATATTTAGACACAGTTGGAAGATCTGTACCACTGGTCATAGGATACAAGAATGTGAACAGGCTGAAGCGTAAAATGGCTGAATATGGCTGCCAGTTTCTGAAAACAGATGAAGTGTTTGATTTACCATCACAGAACTTTCAGAAGGTCAATGTAGCAACATCTAGAGAATACAAGAAATTTAAAAAGACAGGCATTGTGCATTTTGAAGATCCTTATGATGTGGAGAATGGAGTTACATTGGTTGGTGACACAACACTGACAAAGATGCTCTATGAACGGCAGTTGTGTAGTGTTTATTCACTGGAAAAATTGAAAGCGTTTTCGGATCTGCTTGACAGTACAGATGACAGACTGATTGTGTTCTATAACTTCAATGCTGAACTGGAAGCCATGCGCATTGTGGCTAGAAAGCTAAAGAAGCCATATAGCATTATTAATGGGTATCAGAAGACTTTGAACTGCTATGAAACGAAAAATGATTCAGTGACATTCGTGCAGTATCAAGCAGGTGCTATGGGATTGAATCTGCAAAAGGCAAACAAGGTCATATATTATAGCTTGCCACTTTCCAGTGAACTGTTTGAACAGTCAAAGAAACGAATTCACAGAATAGGTCAGGAAAGACCATGCTTCTATTATCTTATGATCTGTAAAGGATCAATTGAAGAAAACATCTTGAAGACATTGAAAATGCGAAAAGATTACACCAATAAGCTATTTGAAAGGGATCAGGAATCATGAAAAAGCTTGGAAATGGATTGATTGCACTTGGTATTGTGTGCCTTATGAGTGCAGCCGGCAATGATGACTACTACACTGCAATGCACATGATTTATCCACTGAAGGAACTGATTCTGTGGATCATGGGTGGACTTGCATTCATGGGAATTGGAAGCGCAATCAAAGTGAAAGGATGAAAGAGTATGAACACATATTTTGAGCCAACACATACATCACCAGATGAAAAGATGATTGAAGCTGAACGGAATGAGTTATTGCTTCAGATTGAACACATGCACAAAGAAATTGACAAGTTGAATGGCGAATTGTCACATGTAAAAAGTGACAATGAAATGCTGAAAGAAATCGTTGTTAGACTGTCAATGAAGATTGTTGGTGTTACAAATTGACACAGATTGAAATTTGGGCAATCATCGCACAAAGCGCATTAAATTACATCTTCATTTCAGTCATCAATGGTCAGAATCAGAAACAGACAGTGACTGACATGAAAACGGATCTGCGAACCACAAAAGAAGATCTAATGGCAGAACTGAAGGATAGCAGAAAGAACATCATTGAAATGTTAGAACTTATTGAAAAGCAACAGGAGAAAAAGAAAGATGGAAGCTGAAAAAAACTTTGAAAACAAAATCAAGGCTTTCTTGAAAGAGCAAGGCTGTTGGTTTGTCAAGTATTGGTCAGGAAGTGCGCAGAATGGCAAGAAGTTTACCAAAGATGGAATTCCAGATTTGTTGGTATGTTGCAATGGCTATTTCCTTGCCATAGAAGTGAAAGCTGAAAATGGAAAACCAACTGAACTACAGGAATGGAACATTGACCAGATCAGAAAAGCAGGTGGCATGGCAATTGTATTGTATCCACACAAATTCTACATGCTGAAAAATCTGATTAAGGATTTAAAAAACGATGAAGATCCTGAATGGTGGCTTAAACATCAGTATGTTTTCGATAAATAAGTGAGAAAAAAGCAATGAAAAGCCTTACTTATGCTGAAGAAATATTGGAGATAATCGAACATCGAGAGGTAGAACGCATGAAAAATTTAAAACCATGTCCGTTCTGTGGCAGTGAAGCGCATATGGTTAAAAGTTGCAAGGTAAAGCGACTGGACGAAACTGTTATGATGACCGATTTAGTAATATGCGGCACATGCGGTGCAAGCATTTATGCGAGAAAAGGAGAATATGCGGACGAGAAATGGAACACAAGAAAGGAAGTGAAATGATGAATCTGTATGAATTGACAGCTGATTATCTGAAGCTGCAGCAGATGCTTGAAGATCCTGATGTAGATTCTGAAGAAATTGAAGCTTACATGGCTGATCTGGAAGATGAGATTGAAAAGAAAGCTGATGCTTATGCAATGGTGATCAGAAACATGCAAGGAAGCCTGATGGCAATTAAATCTGAACTGGAAAGGCTCAATGCAAATAAGAATCTGTTTGAATTAGGCATCAAAAGACTGAAAGAAAACCTGCAGCAGTCAATGATTGTCACTGGTAAGAAGAAATTCAAAACAGATTTGTTCAGCTTCAACATTCAGAAGAACGGTGGTGCAGATCCAGTAATAGTGGATGTGCCGGTGGAAGAACTGCCGGATGAACTGGTGATTATCAAGGAAGAACCAGATAAGAAAGCTATTGCAGCATACATCAAAGAAACTGGTGACATTACATACGCACACTTTGGTGAACGTGGTGAATCGTTAAGAATCAAATAGAAAGGTGGAGAAATGAAAAAGAGTGCAGGAAGAAAAGAACGCAGGCGCATTGCCAGAGAAAATAGACTGGCTGCAGGCAGAAAACGTGCAAAAGAAAATGAAAGAGAACAGAAGAAAAAGGTGAAGAAATAATGGTGAAAGCAATAATCATTTGCATCATATTACTGGTTCTTTTATATATCACAAGAAGTAAAAAGGAGAAATAATTATGGCACAGAAAGTATTAATTTTAGGTGATTCCGGCACTGGAAAATCAACAAGCATGCGCAAGTTTGATGCCGATGAAGTGTTTGTGATCAATTCGGCAGGAAAGCCACTGCCATTCAGAAGCCACTTTGAAATGGTGACACCATCATTTAAAAGCTTGACATCTGACATTATGAAAGCACTGAAAAGCACCAACAAGAAAGTCATCGTGATTGATGATGTACAGTACATCCTTTCATTCCCTATGATGCGCAGGATCAAAGAAAGTGGATGGGATAAGTGGAATGACATTCAGGGTGATTTCTTCAATATCATTCAGGCTTGTGATGATCTGCCGGATGATGTGATTGTGTATTTTCTGTCACATCTGCAGCGCACTGATGATGGACATGAAAAGATCAAAACAGTTGGAAAGATGCTTGATGAAAAGATCACCATTGAAGGACTGTTCACAGTTGTTCTGAAAACCATTGTTACTGATGGCAAGTATTATTTCCAGACACAGAACAGTGGCATGGACACTGTGAAATCACCTATTGGCATGTTTCCATCATATGCCATTGACAATGATCTGAAGTATGTGGACACCAAGATCAGAAACTATTATGAAATAGGTGAATATGAAGATGATGAAAAAGTTGCGCAGATGGATCAGGAAGTTAAGGCTGAAGAAATTGTTAAGCCGGAAAGCAGATCCAGAAGAAAAAGAAGTGGTAGTACCACTGAACCAGTTGATGAACATCCTAAGAGAAGACGCAGAAAGGTGATGGATGAAAAAGAAGACAACAAGCCGGAAAAGCAGGAAGAAGCACCAGAGGAAGAAGCAAAAGAAGAAAGCACTGAAGAAAAGCCAAAGCGCAGAAGACGCAAGCAGCGTAGTGCAAAACTTACTGCTGAAGACATGAATGAAAGCTTTGAAGAACTGAATGAAGATGTGCCTTTTTAAAAGGAAGATAAGAAAGGATATTGACCATGATTGGAAAATATGAATTCAAGATGGAACTGAAGGAAAGCAAATATAAAAACGCACTTATCAGCAAAGGTGTTGATGGTGCAGTAAAATGCATCAAAGAACATGGTGACTGGGCAACAGCAATTACAATTTTACAGCTGTGCAAATACATCGGTAAGGATGATTTTGAAGTCAGATTGGAAAGAGAAAGTGAGGTTAAATAACGATGGCAATTAATCTTGAAAGATGGAACAAGGAATTTGGTGGTGCAGAAGCTGTCAAGGAACTGGAAGAAGCATCAAAGAACGATTACACTGAACTGCCGGATGGTGTATATGTTTGCAAGCTTGAAAAGCTTGAACTTGGTGAATCCAAGGCAGGAAAGCCGATGGTAAAAGGCATGTTCAGAATCGTAGCAGATTCACACAAGAATCAGTGCCTGTTTTACAATCAGGTCTTCACCAGAGGATTTCCACAGCACAAGGCACTTGAATTCCTGCGCAGTCTGGAAGTGTTCGATGAATCAGAAGTTGATTTTGATGGTGATTTCGTCAACTTCAATGATCTTCTTCTGGATATTGGAGAAGGTGCAGAAGGAATGACATTTGAAATCGAGAAGTCAAAAGATGGTGAATACACCAGATTAGAAGTGGTTGACATTAACTAAATCAAATTAAGAACAGGCTGCTACGAATAGCAGCCTGTTCTGTGAAAGGCTGAAGAAAATTTTGTGGAACTTCTGAATCAGTATGAAGATGTGTTTCCAATGTGAGGTGATGCAATGCTAAATTTTTATGATTTTGAAGTATTTAAACATGATTGGCTTGTAGTCATCATCAATCCAAGTGAGCAGTCAAAGACAGTCATTGTGAATGACAAAGAACAACTTGCGGCATATCACGATGCGCACAGATCTGAAATTTGGATTGGTTACAATAGCAGGATCTATGACCAGTACATTCTGAAATCAATTCTGCTTGGTTTTGATCCAAAAGAAGTCAATGATTTCATTATTGTTCAAGGCAAAAGGGGATGGGAATACAGCAGCTTGTTAAACACCATTCCACTGTACAATTATGACTGCATGAACAAATTCTATAGTCTGAAGCAGCTTGAAGGATTTATGGGAAATGACATGAAGGAAACATCAGTGCCATTTGACATTGACAGAAAGCTGACAAACGAAGAAATCCGGCAAACAATCAAATACTGCACACATGATGTAGAACAGACTATGGAAGTTTTTCTGCAAACCAAAGCTAATTTTGATGCACATGTGAATCTGCTTAAAACTTTCAATTTACCATTGAGAAACATCAGTAGGACACAAGCGCAGCTGTCAGCACTGGCACTTGGATGCATTAAGAAAGACCATTTTGATGAATGGGATCTTCAGTTTGTTGATACACTGCGAATTGGAAAATACAAAGAAGTTGTTGATTGGTTTAAAGATCCTGCAAATCATAACTATGACAACAGTTTAAAGATAAATGTGTGCAATGTACCACATCAGGTTGGTTGGGGCGGTTTACATGGCGCACCTGCTGAACCAATACACAGAAATGGTTTGTTGCTGCATGTAGATGTTACATCATTTTATCCATCAATCATGATCAGGTATGACATGCTTTCAAGAAACGTAAAAGACAAATCAGTGTACAAGCAGATCTATGATACAAGGGTGGCACTAAAGAAAGCAGGAAAGAAAGCAGAACAAGCACCATATAAAATCATTCTTAATTCCACATATGGAATTTGTAAAGATCCTGCATCATCTGCTTATGATCCAAGACAGGCAAACAATGTGTGTGTAAATGGTCAGCTTCTGCTTCTGGATCTGCTTGAACATCTTGAAGGGCATATGGATTTAATACAATCAAACACTGATGGTCTTATCATCCAGATTGAAGACACAGATGAAGCATTTGACAAAGTTGATGATATATGCTTTGAGTGGGAACAGCGTACAGGAATGCAGCTTGGATTTGATGTCATTACTGAAATCTGGCAGAAGGATGTAAACAACTATCTGTTCAAATTTGAGGATGGGAAGATTGAAAGAAAAGGTTCGTATGTCAAGCCACTTAATGAACTTGACAATGACTTGCCAATTGTAAATAAAGCAGTTGTAGATTTCATGGTTGAAGGTGTGCCGGTAGAAAAGACCATTGATGGCTGTGATGATCTGAAGCAGTTTCAGAAAATCGTGAAGGTGTCAAGTAAATATATCTGTGGGTGGCATAACCATCAGAGATTATCAGACAAGACATTCAGAGTGTTTGCAAGCAAAGATGCTACTAACACATTCATTGGCAAGGTAAAAAACAAGAATGGAAAAGAAGCCATTGAAAAGTTTGCAAACACACCTACACACTGCTTCATCTTCAACGATGATGTGAATGGTGTGAAAGTGCCTGATGATCTGGACAAACAGTATTATATAGACATTGCAAAGAAAAGGCTTGAAGCATTTGGTGTGAGGTGATACATGTATCAGCTATTCAAAGGATATGTGACAACAAAGAATAAAAAATGCACAATGCCATTCAAAGGTAAAAGTAGTGAAGAATTGTTGAATCTGCGTGAAGCATCAAGGCATGAAGAATATGCCGGAATACTGAATGATAACACAGTGTTGGTTGATATAGATGATTATGATCAATCAGAAATTCTGATGCGGATCGTGGAAGATAAACAGCTTGCATGCAGAGTATATGAAACCACTAGAGGTAAGCACTTTTTATTCAAGAATGATGACAGGTACAGAAAGTGTTGGCAGAAAGAATCATTGGCATGCGGTCTGAAATCAGATGGTAAGCTAGGCAGTAAAAACAGCTATTCTGTGCTGAAATTCAAAGGCAAAGAAAGATCAATCATATATGACATATTTCCTGATGAAGATTATGATGTTGTTCCAAAATGGCTGCTGCCGGTTAAAACAAAAGCTGATTTCATTTCTATGGATGAAGGTGATGGAAGAAATCAGGCATTGTTTAACTACATTCTAACACTTCAAAGTGCAGGATTCAGCAAAGATGAAGCAAGGGATTGCATTAAAGTCATCAACAAATATGTACTTGAAAAGCCACTGGATGAAAAGGAACTTGAAACAATACTGCGCGATGAAGCTTTTAAAAAGCCGGTGTTCTATGATGGCAAGACATTTCTACATGATGCATTTGGCAGATTCCTGATCAGCGAATATAACATCATTAAGATCGGTGGTGTGTTGCATTACTTCAAGGATGGTGTATATGTGCCGGTAAACATTGAAGGATTGATGATCAAGCACATTCCAAATCTGAAACAACAGCAACGTAAAGAAGTTTTGTCTTATATGATGGCTTACATTGACCAAAACACATCTGTCAGCAGCGCAAACTTCATTGCATTCAAGAATGGCATCTATGATGTTGCAGCTGACACACTTGAAGAATTCAGCAAAGATAAGATCATGACTAACAAAATCAACTGGAATTACAATGCTGATGCATACAGTGAACTGGTTGATAATGTACTGAACAGGCTTGCGTGCAACGATAAGAAAGTGCGTTTGCTTCTGGAAGAAGTTATTGGTTACACCTTCTATAGAAGAAATGAACTGCGCAAAGCATTCATGCTGAAAGGCAAAAGGCATAATGGCAAAAGTACATTTCTAGACATGCTTGCACATCTGCTTGGTGAAGACAACATCAGTGCTTTGGATCTATCGGATCTGTCACATGAATACAAGGCTGCAGGACTGTTCGGAAAGCTTGCCAATCTTGGTGATGACATTGAAGATGAATTTATTCCATCTGCCGGTGTATTTAAGAAAATCGTATCAGGTGATCGGATGAATGCAAATGTGAAGTTTGCAGCACCAATAGAATTCAATCCATACTGCAAACTGATCTTCAGTGGTAACACTATTCCAAGGCTTGGTAGGGGTAGGGATTCTGATGCGATCATTGACAGACTGATCATTGTACCATTCAATGCAAGCTTTAATAAAAGCACAGAAGGATTTTCACCATTCATCAAGTACCAGTTGCGCACTGATGAATGTATGGAATACTTGGTCAAAGTAGGCATTGAAGGTCTGAAGCGTGTTCTGGCAACAAACAGTTTTACTGTAACAGATGATATGAACAGGGAACTGGAAGAATACGCAGAAGCACTGAATCCAATATCAACATTTTTCGCTGAAGTTGGTGACACACTTGAAAATGAACCAACAAAGAAGTGCTACAGGCTTTATGATCAGTATTGCTTTGAAAATGCCATGAAACCAATCAGCCATGTTGAATTCAGTAGACAAGTCAAAGAATTCTTTGGTTATGACATTAAAACTGTAAGGGTACAAGGCAAACCAACAAAGATCTATGTCAGAAAGGATGACATTGGTGAAGATATGGATGCTAGTGACAAGTGATGAATTTGAACTGCCATTGGCTGTGGCAGATACAGCAAGTGAATTAGCTGAAATTTGTGGAGTAAGAGAAAATAATATTATTTCATCTATTTCACATTTCAAAGCTAAAAACCATAAAAGATGTAAGTGGGTGTGCGTACATGTATCAGATGAAGAATTTTGATTTTGTTTGTGCGGCATGTAAAAAAGAATTTATTATTCCAGACACCATGCAGTGGACATATAAACGCAAAACAAAGTACTTTTGTTCATGGACATGTTACAGAAAAAACAAAAGGTGAAAGAGATGACTAATACAGAAATCAAAGAAATGATTGAACAGGCAGCTGAAGCTGCTGCATCAAAGGCAGTGAAGAAATTAAAAGACACTGGCAGAATCACTTATGTCTTCAGCAACAGCTTTAAGAAAACTGAAGAACTGTTGTATTTGTATCCTAATTTGCCGGATGAAAATCCAGAAAAGAAGCGCATTGATAAAGCACTGGAAAGGATAAAAGATGATGATTACAAAGATGTGATTGCATCACGATATTTTGACAGGATGACAATTGCAGAAATCAGTGAGATTTATGATTGTAAATACCAGAACATCAGCAAGAAAAGAAACAGGTTAGTTAAGATACTTGCATCAGAACTTTTTCCAGAAGATGTGCTGCAAGAAATCTTGGAAAAGTAGAAAGGGGATGTGATGAATAAAGTTAATGTTAGAATCTGTGAAAACTGTGGGCATTTAAGTAAAGTGGTAGAAACACGCACAAAGAATGACACAGTATATCGCAGAAGAATGTGTCCGAAATGCCATTTGACATGGAAAACGGTAGAAGTTTATGCGGATATGAGAGGAGGACGGAATGAGTGAGATCAAACCGTGGAGAGAATACATCGGAAAGCATGACGCATATATGATTATGTGCGATGTGCTGGATGTTTTATGTGAAAAAGAAGCGATAAAGAAGACCGTGTATGAGCGTCTGAAACAAGCGCCATCCGCAGACCGTCCGAGAGGTAAGTGGGTATATCATAAGGATAATATGCCATGTGTCAGATGGGATAGGTGGGAATGCGACCAGTGCCACAACAGAACTGAGTACATCTCGGACTACTGCCCCAACTGCGGAGCGGATATGAGAGGAGCAGATGATGAAAGTTAAGGAACTTATTACAAGGCTTCTTGATGAGCCAATGGATGCGGAAGTATGTTTACAAGACCCAACAGAACACATATCTAATGGCGCTATGTGCAGTGGTTACATATTCGACATCACCTATATCGAGCATTGGAATAAGTACCGCATCTGCATAAATTTCAACGATTGGAGAAAAGGAGAAGACGATGAATGACACGATCAGTAGGCAAGCGGCACTGGACATCCTCGATGGTTTTCAGTCCAACATAGAACTCGGTATTGACGATTATGCGGAGAAACGAAAGGCATTGTGCGACTTGCCATCCGCAGAGCCCGAACGGTTAACCAATGATGACTTTGAAACTATAAGGATACACCTGAGTGCCTACAAAGAAAAACTTTGCAACCAACGAAGATGGAAAGATGCGGAAGAGTATGAACGATTGATTGACCGATTTATGGCATTTGCATACGCAGAGCCGAAGACAGGGGAGTGGATAGAAGAAGACGAATATGGCGATTTGTGGGTTTGTGACCAATGTGGATTTGCAAATGAGCGCAAGGATAACTTCTGCCCAAACTGCGGTGCAGATATGAGAGGAGATAACAACAATGTACATGAATGAATATCAGGCATTGGCAGCCAGAACAATTGACAAATCACTTTCAACCATACATCAGGAAGAACACGCACTTCATGGAATGGTTGCGGAAATCGGTGAACTGCATGGAATATATCAGAAGATATTCCAAGGACACAGACCAGATCCAGAACACATGAAGAAAGAACTTGGTGATCTGTTGTGGTTCATTGCAGAATACTGCACATCAAAGAAGTGGGATCTGTCTGACATTGCGCAGATAAATATTGATAAGCTTATAGCACGTTATCCAGATGGCTTTGATGCTGAACGCAGCTTACACAGAAAAGCCGGTGATATTTAAAGAGGTGGAATCATGAAGGATCTGTATCGTTCTGCATGGATTATTGCTTGGATCATCATCGCTATATATTTTAAAACATGGTGGTTTGCGTTGATTGGAGTATTTGCACTATAAAGTGTTGTAAATAACTAAAATAGAAACTTAAAAAGTTTTAAAAAGTAAAATAAAAACTTAAAAAGTAAAATCCACTTATTGAAAAAATAGGTGGATTTTTTATCGAAAAAGCATTGACATTATCAGTGTACACTGATATTATAATGGTGTCAGGGAGATATGGTATTTATAGAAAGGAACAGAACAATGAAACAGTTTAACGTAGAACTTGCACAGGAAATCATGAATAAGCTGCCAGAAGAAAAGAAAGCAACATTGGCAAAAGCTTGTGAAAGAAATCTGATGTTCACTAGCAGTTACGGATTAGAGAATGTAACAATGACAATATATCTTGAAGGTTTCCACCTTAAGTTTGAAGGATGCAGATCAAGCTTCAGCGTTTACGCAAAAGACAATGATGGTGAACTGGAAATTACAAGAAAACCTGCAGAAAGCAAACTTCATAAACTTTATGAAGATTGGGGTAAAACATGGAATGTGGTTGATCTTCGTGAAATTACTAGATGAATGTGACAAGCCTTGTCGGTAGGATGGTTAAACCGGCAGAAAGGATTTAAAATGATACACCTTAAAACACATACATTCTATGAAGAAGCCACTGGTAAAAAGCATGAAATCAGTATTTCCTTTGGTGGCATTAGCCCAGTGAGCAACGGACATTATGAAGTTATTGTAGACGGTCAAACATATTCCACAGATAAATCGGCAAACATGGCTTTATATTCAATGTTTGAAATCATTGAAAGAAACAACTGGATACCAGTTGATCAAAAGGCAGGTGAACCAAAATGAAGTGGGATAAAGCGATGAAACAGATTGAACAGGCACTGGCAGCAGGAAAAGCTGTCAGTGTTCACTACAGAAGAAAATATGACAGATCTGCTTGCAAATATCGTTACGATCATGTAGAAAGCATCAGCAGTTATCCTTGGAAGAATGAAATTTGCAAAGCAGTGAACACCAGAACGGATCAATTAGATAGTTACAGTCATATCATTGATGAAGTTATAATTAAAGATCTGTAGAAAATATTTGGAAAGGATGATCGATTATGGATGAAAAGAAAAAAGCAAGGGTTAAAGCATCAATCAAATACAATGCAACTAACGTGAAGCAGATCAAGCTGAACCTGAACAAGAAAACTGATGCTGATATTATTGAAGCATTGGATGCAGCACCAAATGTACAAGGATATATAAAAGAACTTATTAGAAGGGATTTGGACAATTAATGAACACACAATGGTTGAAAGAAGCAAGTAATGAAGAATTATTTGAACAGTATTCAATCACCATGAATCAATTATCAAAGGCAGCAATATTCAGTGTTTCATGGATGAAATGCAAGGAAGAATTGGACTTGATCAAAGATGAAATGCTGAACAGAATGAAGCACCAGTAATGGTGCTTTTTATCTTGGTTTAAGCAAGTTACCGGCAAGTTAACAGATGCAGTGATTCCAACACATTCCAATGGTTTCAACGTGTTGGATGCGTTGAAAAGCAAGTTATCTGAATATATTTACTTTCTTCAGATTTGTTTACAATATCAGTGTACACTGATATAATAAATACATAAGGTTGAGGAAAGGAAAATGAAAAATGACAATAAATGATGTTGAAAAATTGGTCATTGAATATGCACAAAGAAATGGCATGAAGATCAAAAGCATTTACAGAATCAGCAATAAAATTACAGCTGAAACATTTTGCTTCACCACATTGGAAGCAAAATTGACAAATAGAATCACATTTAAAGTTGATGGAAAAAGAAAGGGTTTGAAGTAATTATGAAATACATGGTAGCTTGGAAGGAATTTGATAAAGGATTAAACAGGGATGTTGAATGGCATTCATATTTTGAGAAAAAATCTGATGCACTGAAATTTATGGATAAATTAATTGAAGACAGATTCAAGGGAATTAGATTACAATTTATATAAACCAATCAGAAAGGATTTGAAATAATGAACACAGAATGGATTAAAAACGCAACTAATGAAGAATTGGTGGATGAACTGGATTTGACACTTCAACAGTTAAATAAAAGCAAAGTTTTTACTACTGAACATAGAAATCTTTATTCAGTGGTGAAGCTGATTAAAGAAGAGATTTTAAACAGAATGAAATAACAAGAAAGACCATCCTGCGTAAAGGGATGGTCTTTTTTCTTGATAAGGAGTTTACTTCGTATGACAGTATTTATTGTAACCATTTTGCCAAAACCACATACATTGATATTAGGATTATTCATGTTTCATGTCTCCAAGTCATGTACATTTGTGCATGACTATTTTTTACATATGTGCGCATAATAAAATCATGAAAAAGACACTAATTTTTCTTGCTGCCTTTATGTTACTTGCCACTGGAACAGCAACAACTGCATCTGCACAACACTGTGATGTTCAGCGTGGTGACAGCATGTGGAGAATTGCGAAAAGATACAAAGTGCCATTTGCAAAGGTACTGATTTTAAACAAGCATTTTAAGAATCAACACTTGATCCATCCAAGGGATGAAGTTGAACTGCCTGATGGCAGCACTGGAACTTCTACAGATCAATCTGGCACAGGTGATAGCGATGCACAGCAATCTGAAGGAAGACAGGCTGAAACCACACAAGCAAAAGCAGTGCTTGATCTTGTGAATCAGGAAAGAGCAAAAGCCGGTGTTCCTGCACTCACACTGTCAACCAAACTGACAGACATTGCGAACACCAAAGCAAAAGACATGTCTGATAAGAATTACTTCAGTCATGATTCACCAACATATGGTTCACCTTTTGACATGTTGAAACAGTTTGGTGTGTCATACACATATGCCGGTGAAAATATTGCTGCCGGTCAGAAAACTGCAGAAGAAGTAATGAATTCTTGGATGAATTCATCAGGTCACAAAGCCAATATCCTGAATAAAAATTACACACAGCTTGGTGTTGGTTTTTATCGTGGTGGTCAATATGGTACAGAATGGGTACAGTTATTCATTAGACCATAAACAGTTGCATTGATGGGTATGTAATACATTTAAATGCTACTGTACAATATAAATGCCGTGATGAATGAAAAAGCACCTTTGGTCATTGTGATCTGGGTGCTTTTTCAGTTGCATCGATGGGTATTCTGTTTTCATTTAATTTGAACAATAATTATAGTGACAAAATAATGTTCTCTTTGAAAGGCGGTGTAAATCATGGGTAATGAATATTGGATGGATCTGGCTAAAGCAGCCGGAATTCGTGCGATTAAAACTATAGCACAGACAGCACTTGGTATGATCACAGTTGGTTCTGCAATTTCAGATATTGACTGGAAAATAGTTGCATCTGTGTCTTTGGTCGCAGGAATCTATTCACTTCTTACTTCCATTGTAAGTCTTCCAGAAGTCGGTGAAGTGGATGATAACGATGATGATTATGAAGTAGATGAAGAGGAATAGCAATGGATCTGCAAAGCGCAATGCCTTGGATTGCTTCAATAATCGTTGCTGTGGTTGGTGGTGTATTTTCCTATTTAGGTGTGACAACATCATCTAAAGCAGCACATGATCTGACTATGCTTGAACTTAAAAAAGAGCAACAATCTCAAAAGGAACTGTTGAATGAAAAGATCGATGGTATCAAAGAAGACATCAGGCGGTTAGAAGTGAAGCAAGACAAGCACAATTCGGTAATAGAACGAACATTTAAGCTTGAACAAAAGGTTGAAGATTTCATAAAGCAGATCAATTAAAAGGAAGTGTGGTGACATGGGTAAAATAGCACAGGCGATCCGCAAAGGAATACAAACACGCAAATTCATTTATTCTAAAAAATCTTCTTCTGCTTATCATTGGACATATGTTTTGCGTGCTGAACAGGTTGAAAAGCGTCATAGAATCGCTTTAGGAATGCTGCTTGCAGTTAAGTGTAAAAAGATCAGGTACAGCAATTCCACAGAAGGAAGATCTAAATTATATGATGCAGTAAAGCCATATAGATTTAACTGTATGAAGCTGAAGAAAAAAACCACAACAAATTGCTGCAATCTGGTCAGTGTGGCATGCCGATATGCCGGAATCAAAACACCTAAAAGAAGCAACAGCAGAACACTTCCAAAAGAGTGGAAGAAGTATGGATTCAAGGTATATCGTTACAAGCATGGCAAAACCAAGCTAAAGCGTGGTGACATTTTAGTTAGCACCACCATGCCATGTGTACACACTGCGGTGTATCTGGGATAAGGCAAATTAAACGAACAGAAGTGATTTTTAATGGCTAGACCAAGTAAATATGAATCGAATGTGAAACCAAGGTTTAATGAAATCAAAGAATGGCTTCAGATAGGCGCAACAGACAAAGAAATTGCTGATAATCTTGGTATCAACAAAGCCACAATGTGTGAGTACAAGAAAAGGTATTCCGAATTTAACGAACTTATAAAGAATGGCAGAAAACAGCCTGTTCAAGCTATAAAAGCAGCATTGTTCAAACGTGCAACAGGATTCACATACATCGAAAGAAAGATCATTGAATCTGAAAAGAATGGCAAGACAGAAGAAACCTATGTGAAACAAGCATTGCCAGATCCTGCATCAGCCATGATCTTACTGAAACATTGGGATAAAGATAATGGTTGGACTAATGATCCACAACAGCTTGAACTGAAAAAAGAAGAACTGGAACTGAAGAAAAAACACATTGAAAGTGAGGTGTGGTAATGGCATCAATGAAAGGCATTGACATAAGTGCATGGCAGAAAAATATTGATCTTTCAAAAGTCAAATTTGATTTTGTCATTTGCAAAGCCACTGAAGGTAAGAACTATGTGGATAGCTACTGTGATGATTTCATCAAACAGGCGCAGAAGCTGAAGAAGCCTTTTGGCTTTTATCATTTTGCAAGACCAGAAATAAACAGCGCAGAAGATGAAGCACTGTATTTCTATAAGCACACAAAAGGCTATTTTGGCAAAGGCATTCCAGTGCTCGATTGGGAATCAAGCGGAAAATCCAATGTCAAATGGGCAAAGAAATGGCTAGACAAAATTTATGATTTGTCTGGTGTGAAAGCAATGATTTACATGTCAGAAAGTGTAGTGAACAGCTACAACTGGAAGTCAGTTGCAGATGCCGGTCATGGTTTGTGGGTAGCAAAATATAGAGATTATGACAAAGACTATAATTATGACATGACTAAAGCCGGATCAAAACCAAGTGTGAAATATTGGTCTTTTTATGCCATGTGGCAGTGGACATCTTCAGGAAAGCTTTCTGGATATGATGGAAATCTTGACTGTGATGTATTCTATGGTGACAGTAAGCTGTGGAAACAGTATGCTGCTAAAACGAAAAAAACAGCTGCAGCTAAAGATCCTTTGAAAAAATACACCAACGAACAGCTTGCAGAAAAAGTGTTGAAAGGTGAATTTGGCAATGGATCTGACAGAAAAAAAGCACTTGGTGACAGATATGATGCTGTTCAGAAGATTGTTGATCAAAAGCTTTCTAAAAAGACGCAAAGCACTAAAAAATATTACACAGTGAAGAAAGGTGACACACTTTCTGGAATCGCTGCTATGTATGGTGTAAACTGGCATGATCTTGCAAAGCCTAATAATTTGAAGAATCCAAGTGTGCTGCGTATTGGTCAGAAGATCAGAATCAAGTGAGGTAAAAACACATGAAATATTATGTTATAGGTGAAGACAAGTCACTGAAAGAAGCACCAACTTTAGAAGAAGTTTTGCAGCTTTCTGGTGGTGATATGACTGGCAACATCGGTTTTAATTCCGGCACTAGGATTGGTGACATCATCAAATTTATTGCCGGTGATGCTAATGGTTCTGGAATCGCAATTGGTGATGGTGGATGTGTAGTCATCGGATCTGGTGAATCGGCAAATGTGTTCGCACCTGCTGATGGTGAAGGTGCTGCAGAAGAAACCATCATTGCATCAGATGGTGTCATTACCTTTTGGGTAAATGCACAGAATGGTGCTGCAAATGCTGTTCAGGTCACAATGTCAAAAGCAGGTCTTCTGTCTGGGCATCAGAAAGCCATCACAAGCGGAACTGCTGCACCAACTGGTGGTTCTAATGGTGACATCTACATTCAGTATTAAGGTGGTGAAATAAATGGCTGTATCAGGCAATTTCAGCACTTCCAATGATCGAGTTAAATATAACATCACTGTCACTGAATCAAATGTTAATGATCAAAACAATACCAGTCAAATCACTGTATCAGTTAAATTCTGGCGAACCAACACAGGTTATGAAACGTATGGCACAGGAACTTGTTACTGCACCATTGATGGTGTTCAGTACAGTGCAGCTGTCACACCAAGTCAGAAGATAACAAACAGTGGTATTGTTCTGTTTAAAAAGACAGTGACAATCAATCATGCTTCTGATGGTTCAAAGACAGTCAATGTCAAAGCAAGAATCACACTTGGAAGCGTGCTTTCTTCTGATTATCAGGGTTTCAATGTCACACTGACAAAGATCAACAGAACACCATCTGCAGTGTCATCATTTACGATCACTGCCGGTAATGGAAATTATGTTGCACTTGGTGAAACTGTAACACTGAAATGGACAGCTGCATCAGGCACTGTAACTGGTTATGAACTGCAGTATTCTAGAGGTAACAGTGGATGGAAGCCATTCAAGACTGTTACCGGCACAAGCTTGACAGATTCATTCACATCAACTGACATAAATGTAAATGGCGCAGGAAATGCTGTCAAATATCGCATTCGTGCATTGAATGGATCACTGGCATCAGCTTGGAAGGAATCTAACACTTTATACATATCAGGTGCTATGGATATTAAAAATTCCGGCACTTGGAAAACAGGATCTGTGTGGATAAAAGTAAATGGTGAATGGAAACGTGCAAAACGCATCTGGATAAAAGTCAATGGTACATGGCAGCAGTCAAAGTGAGGTAATAAAATGACGAAAAGCAGAAATGAAAAAATTTTAGGCAACATTCTTGGTGAAGAAAATATTCTTGAAGAACCTAAAAGCAGAATTGAAGTATTACTGATTCAGTTGCTTGAAGCACTTGAAAACAGTGGTATTCAGTTAGTTGCTAACAGTGATGGCAATGGTGGTGTCACGGTGTCTTTAGAAGAAAAGGGTGATGCCAGTGAAACCTGATAAAACTATTGAAGAACAGCAGAAAGATTTGAAGAAAGCTGTTATGAAGAATTTAAAGCCTAAAAAAGAATCAAAGAGGTGAAAAAATGTCTATAGAAATGAAAAAGTTAATTTTGCCTGATCCAGATGGTAATGAACAAGAATTTGAAATTGTAGATGGAAAAATGCGTGAAATGTTTATAACTCCACAGATGTTTGGGGCAAAAGGTGATGGTGAATCAGATGATACTGAAGCATTACAAAACTTGTTTGAAGAAGCAAGTGCCACTGGAGAAACTGTTGTATTTCCAAACGGAACATATTGCATAACTGACACAGTAAATATTACAAGTAATTATTATATGGCTGATAATGCAATTATTAAAGTGAACTCAAGTAGTACACTTGAATATGCGTTGTTATTTTCGCAATCGCAAGAAATTAACAGAGATAAAATTGGAGAATGCTTTATAAATTTAGATTGCAATTTCAAGGCTAATTACGGCATAGGCAGCGGAATTATTGCGAGAAAGACATTAACATTAAGAATTAACAATCCTCTTGTTTGTGGTTTCAATGACAATTATGTAAACAATTCAAACAATGAAAATATTATCAATTGTTTTGTGTCTGTTGCAAAAGGACACGTTGCTACTTACGGAGTAATTACAACAGTTGATAATTATTATAATGTTATCACAACTGTCAATTGTGTTTATGGCATTCACAACACATCGACAGGAATATACATTAACTATGTTCACGCATGGTCTTGGACGGATGATGCGGTCGCAATGGGTGACAGTGCAGTGATAAAGACTGATAGTTCTGTAACAGTTGGTTATGTTTATCAGGACACAATGAAATATGCTATCTATTCCGAAGACAGGAAAATCAATGTAAAAATTACAAGTCTTTTCGTCAACGTACCAAACAATTACAATTATGAGATTTACAAAATAACAGGGAACAACGGTCAGGGAATCGTTGATATTGGATATTATCATAATCAAGCAGGTCGTGTTATAAATTATACACTGCTGAATGGAATCATATTTAATGTTGGAAATCTCCATACGAATAATTTTACTGGATTCCCATGCAATGATTTAAATGATTTGCCTGATAGCGGAACATTTTATATTTCTGCTGATACTAACACATCCAATTTACCTTCTGATATTACTGTTCCGGCAAGCATTAATGTTATGACATATACAGAATCGTACATTGGAATACAAATGCTATTTACATCTGATTCTGTATATTTTAGAAGATATCGTGTGGATAATAGAACTTATAACTCATGGATTAAAGTTAACACTAAAGTATACAAAGCAATATCGTCTTGGCAGAATGATGTGGCTGCCGGTGACACGAAAGAAGTTTCGTTTAATACAGGATCAGAGAATTTTACAAACATCCAAGCAACAATATATGGCAACAGCAAAGTTATTTGTGGAGTAACATCGTATACAGGTGGTGTTGCAAAAGTAACATGTTATAATGCAGGTCAATATTCATGTTCGTTTCGTGTTTATTTGAGAGCAGAATAATAATGGAAATGTTATGAATATATGTAACATGGGAATTGATGTTGTTGGTGTGCGTGAGGTTTTCGGAAAGATAATAGAATTTTCAATCATTAATACGATAAAGCACACAGTGATGTGTGCTTTATTTCAATAGGTGAAGAACATGAAATAGGAGTTTACAAATGATATATGTACTTCCAGAAAGCGTTTTGCACAAATTCATTGAATATCTAAACGATTATGACGGAAATATGATTTCAAAGGAATCTGCAATTGAAGAACTGAAAGATGCTTTGGATGATGCAGAATATGAAGAAATAGGATGAAGACATGAAGACACAGGAACAATTCTATAAATCAAAGCAGTGGCTTGACTTCAGAAAGCTATTGATCAATGAACGAACAGATGCTGATGGGTTTGTGCATTGCAGTGTATGTAATAAGCCTATCATACACAAGTATGATCTGATCGTACATCATAAGCAGGAACTGAATGATGTGAATGTTAATGATACATCTATATCACTTAATCCAGACAACTGTGAATGCATCTGCTTCAGCTGCCACAACAAACAGCATGACAGGTTTGGTGATAAGCGCAGCACATTCAAGCCGGTACAGAAGAAAGTGTACATTGTCTATGGTTCACCATGCAGTGGTAAGTCAACATGGGTGCATGACAATGCCACTGCAGATGATCTGGTTGTGGATCTGGACAACATATGGCAGATGATCAGTATCAATGACAGGTATGACAAACCTGCAGCACTGAAGTCAGTTGTGTTTGAAATGCGTGACAAGATGTATGACATCATCAGATACAGATCAGGTAAGTGGCACAATGCTTTCATCATTACTGGTGGTGCATTGCTTGGTGACAGGGAAAGATTGAAGCAGCGTGTTAGTGCTGATGAACTGATCTTCATTGATACTGACTATGGTGAGTGTGTGCAGCGTGCAAAGACTAAAGGATTCACTGAAGAACAGTTAAAACAATGGCTTTGCTTTATTCAAGAATGGTTTGAAAAGTATCAGAAAAATCCCGAATTGTCAGATAAATGACCAGTAAAGTACCCTCCCCTTTTCGATTTTTAACGTGCATGGGAAGGAGTGAACAGCAAGGGGCAGATCTCTTGCTGAAAGAAATTTTTTGAGATTTTTTAAAATCATTTGCCGGAAAATTTGATTTGATTGGTTTATTTGTGAATCAATGAGATCAGAAACGATTAGAAAAAAGTGTTACTGGTGTTACTAATCAGTGTACACATATAGTAACAGCTGAATGCATTGAAATTTCAACGAAAATATCAGCGTACACTGATTGTTGTTACTAGTTACTATATATAAATTTTCTTTATATATAATAAATAATACATCACACTTCTAAAAAAATTTACATTAGTAGGTTTTAGTTAGTAACACTAGTAACAGAATCAGCAAAGCCTTGCAATCACTGCGTTTCAGCCGTTACTAGGGTGTTACTATCAGTGTACATATATAGTAACACTTCAAAATCGCTGAAAGCCTTGCAAACACTTGGTTTCAGCTGTTACTAGTGTTTTGAATCAGTGTACACTGAAGTTTACATAATACCAATAAAAAGGTGTGAAAATGAGGTAAAAACATGGACAGAAAAGAAGAATTATTACAGATTTTTTCACAAATTGAAGACACAAAAGGCATCATCAGACCAATGATTGATGATGTGGTATTTCTGGAAGACCAACTGCAGGAACTGCGCAAGCTGCCATTCATCAAAGTCCATCCACAATATCCAGATATTCAGAAGCCAACTGCAGCTGCAAAGATGTATAAGGAACTGTTGCAGCAGTACAACAACTGTGTGAAGATCCTGACAGGTGTTCTGCGTAGAGATGCACCAGAAGAAGAATCACCACTGCGTGAATTCCTGAAAGCAAGAAAGGAAGCACTGAAATGATTTTATACAGTAATGGTTATCTGGAAGAATACTATCAGGAAATCATGGATGGTGACATCATTGCCGGTGAAGAACTGAAAACAGAACTGTCAAAGCTGATGGAAGAAATGGATGATGACAGATACATTTATGACACCAGAGATGCTGATATGCGTATGGATTTCATGGAAAACTGCATTCGCTTGACAAAATCACCTTTTTACGGTCAGCCAATGATTTTGATGTTGTGGCAGAAAGCTTTCATCAGTGTAACCTATGGTTTTAAAATGGCTGATGATCTGACTGACAGGTTCAGAAAGGTCTTACTTCTAATAGCAAGAAAAAACACAAAATCTGAAACCTGCAGTGCGCTTGAACTAACAGAAATGATCAATGGTAATGATGGATCTGATATTGTGTGCAGCAGCAATGATGATAATCAGGCAGGTATTCTTTATGATGCTATAAACACTATGCGCTTGATGATTGATCCAAAACAGAAGGATACTTGGAAGAATCAACAGCACATCAGATGTAAGATCAATGGTAGTAAGATCTTCAAGTTGTCTGACAGAACCAGAAACAAGGAAGGAAGAAACATTGATTTTGCAGTTGTGGATGAAGTGCATGAAATGAAAGATAACACCATTATCAAATCAATCGAACAGTCACAGTCACTAAAGCCAAATCCAAAACTGATCCTGATCACAACTGAAGGTTTTGTCAATGATGGATTTCTTGATGAAGAACTTGTGAAAGCAAGAAAGATTCTGATTGGTGAAGATGATTCAATCAGTGCTGAAAGATATTTACCTTGGTTATATACACAGGACAGTGAGCAGGAAGTTTGGCAGGATGAATCAACTTGGATGAAATCAAATCCAACACTTGGTGTAGTGAAAAGATGGGATTATCTGCGTGAACAAGTTGATGCTGCACGCAGATCCAAAGCAGATAGGATGTTTACACTATCTAAAGATTTCAACTTCAAAGTCAGCAATTCAGAAGCATGGTTGATGGGCGAAATGTTGGAGTATTCAAGGGTATTTAGTATTGACGAATTTAGAGGTACTATAGCATTGGGTGGAGTCGATTTAGCTGAAACCACAGATATGTGTTCTGCTAAAATTCTGATGCTGAAGCCGGATGATCAGACTAAATACATTCATTCGATGTATTGGATTCCAGAAAGTAAGCTGAATATGAGTGATGACAAGGAATCTGGTGCAAAATATGAAGAATGGGCAAGAAAAGGTCTGATCAGGATCACTGAAGGAAATGAAGTTGATGTTTCAGTGGTTGCTGACTGGTTTGCTGAACTTTACAAAGATCATGGAATCAGAACATATAAAGTTGGGTATGACCAGAGATTTGCAAAAGATTTTCTGAAGCGAATGGATGAATACGGATTTGAACATGAAATGATCTATCAAAACAGATATGTATTGTCAAATCCAATGCGACTAGTTGAAGCTGACATCAGAGATCAACATATAGCTTATAACGATAATGAAATAGATAGATGGTGTCTTGGAAACACATCAGTGCGGGTGTGGGATACAGGGCATATAATGCCTATTAAAATCAAAGGGCAAGCAGCCAGAAGAATAGATGGCACACTGTCATTAATCATGGCATATGAAATGTTGCGCAGATACAGAACAGAAATGATGAATGCGCTGTGAAGAAAGGCTGATTAATAGATATGGGATGGATAGATAAATTTTTTAGAAAAGCACCTAAAAATTATACATTTGCACCAACATTTGATGGATATACACCAATCTATTCACAGTTTGGCACAGACATTTATGCTTCTGATGTAGTGCAACAGGCATTGAAGTGCATTGTTGATGAAATGAAGAAGCTGACACCAACACATGTGCGCATGAAAGACAATGATCCTGTGCCGGTCAAGGGAACTGTGCAGGATGTGTTGAACAATCCGAATCAGTTGATGACTTCCAGTGAATTTATAGAAAAAGTTGTCTGGATGCTACTGATGAATTATAACGCATTTATTATTCCGACATATTACACATGGGTGGATAAAAAGACTGGTGAAGAACGCAGATATTATGACAGCTTATATCCAATTAATCCAACACAGGTTGATTTCATTGAAGATGCCGGTGGCAGATTGTTTGTGACATTCTGGTTTTGGAATTGTGAAACCACAACGATTCCATATGATGATGTTATCCATATCAAATATAATTATTCGCTGAATGAATACATGGGTGGTAACAGATTTGGTCAGCCGGATAACAAACCACTGCTTGATACGCTAAATCTGAATGCAACATTGCTTCAGGGGATTGCAAAAGCAATGAAGTCATCATATCAGGTGAATGGTGTAGTGAAATACAATACTATGCTTGATGATGGCAAAATTGAATCTAATGTGAAAGAACTTGAACGCAAGCTGCAGAATTCTGAAAGTGGTATTCTGCCAATGGATCTGAAGGGTGAATTCATTCCATTTCCAAAAGACATTAAACTTGTGGATGACAATACACTGAAGTTTATTGATGAAAAGATTTTGCGTAATTGGGGAATCCCACTTGCTATTCTGACTGGTGATTTTACAAAAGAACAATATGAAGCATTTTATCAGAAAACACTTGAACCACTGATTACTGTTATTTCACAAGCCTTTACCAAGAAGATGTTCACTTCAAGAGAAAAGGCATTTGGAAATCAGATCAAATTCTATCCAAAAGATCTGATTTTCATGACTATCACACAGAAGCTTGAACTGGTAAATCTGCTTGCACCAACAGGTTCAATTTATGAAAACGAAAAAAGAACCATGTTTGGTCTGATGCCATTGCCGGAACTGGAAGGTAAAAGGTATATGTCATTGAATTGGGTTGATGCTGACATGGCTGCACAATATCAGATGGGTAAGGTCGGAAATGTCAACATGGATGTAATTGATGAATCCAAACAGGAAACTTTAACAGAAACCGATGAAGAACTGTAACTGGAAAGGATAGTGCAAATGACTGGTTATATTGTAATAAATGATGATCTGCGCACAATGCAGATTCCAGATGGCATCATTCTTGGTGTTGAATCAGATGATGATGTCAACAAACTGCAATTCCAGATGCCAAAGGAATATTGTGGATTTGATCTGTCGCAATTCAGCGCAAGAATCAACTACATGAATGCGAATGGTGATGGTGATGTGTATGTTGCAGATGATCTTGAAGTAGATGGTGATGATCCATCTTTAATGACATTCAGTTGGCTTGTCGGTAGAAATGCATGCGCTTACAAAGGAAAGACACAGTTTATTGTCTGTCTGAAAAAGTTTGCCAATGATGGATCTGGTGATGTTGTTCAGGAATTCAACAGTACAGTGTACAGTTTGCCGGTTCTCGCAGGTCTTGAAACTACAGAAGCAGTTGTTCAGGAATATCCAGATGTCATTGAATATCTGATCAATCTGATTGAGCAGTCAGGAACAATAGATCCTACTAACTATTACACAAAGACAGAAGTCAATAATCTTATTCCAACAAAGCTTCCAAATCCAGAGTCACTTGTGATAAATGGCACAGAATATGATGGATCTGAACCAGTGGATATGACCATTGAAGCAGCTAGTGAAGTGCTGCAGTCAATAAGCGGTCAAGTCATTCATGTTGTGGATGCAATGCCACAGGCAGTGGAAGGATTGGAACTGTTTGATGAAAATGATGTTCAGGTTGCATCTGCTGAAATTGCTGTTACGAACAAGAACTTGTTCAGAATAGATCAGCTTGATGATCATGTTGTTTCCAAAGGTGTCACTTTTGACAAACAGGAAGATGGATCAATTGAATGTTCAGGAACATCCACTGGAACATATGCTATGACTTCATGTAGCTTGGATAAGTACATGTTTGCAGTTGGAAATACATACACACTGTCAAGTGGAAAAACCATTGGTTATACATATGTTCAGTTGATAATGAATTATACAGATGGCACAACAGATTATATTGTTGCCAGAAACAGTGCAAGATCATTTACAATCAGCAAGCCTGTTGACAGCTGCACAGCAAGTGTTCAGCTTACTGATAGTGGTGTGACGGTAAACAATGAAACGGTATATCCACAGTTAGAACTGTCAAGCAGTGCATCTGCGTTTGTAAACAACAGTTATACCACAATGACATTTGATGGAACTTCCATGCCGGTGTTACCTGCAGCCATTTCAAATCTGTGGGCAAATGATGCTGATGTTGCAAACATTGAAATGCAGTATGAAGCAGATACTGTGCTTGGAAAAATAGATGATTATGTAACTAGGAATGTTACAGGTGCTGCAGTAAATGGTTCGCTTGTTGCCACACATGATGGTAATGGTACTGTCACAATCGGATTGAGGTGATGAACATGGATAAAGAATTTGAACAGAGATCATATAGTTTTGAGATCAGAGCAGAACAGAATGAAGATGAAATTGGTGTTGTAACAGGTAGACCAATAGTTTATAACAGCAGAACTGATCTTGGTTATTTCGATGAAGTCATTGAACGTGGCGCACTGAATGGTGCGGATCTGCGTGATGTCAGATTTCTGGTCAATCATGACATCAGCAAAATACCACTTGCCAGATCCAGAAACAATAATGCTAACAGCACCATGCAGCTGACAGTTGATGATGAAGGAATGCTGATCAGGGTTAATCTGGATGTGAAGAATAACAGTGAAGCCAGAAATTTGTATTCAGCTATTGAACGTGGTGATATTAGTGGAATGTCCTTCATGTTCATGGTTGATGATGAAGAATGGACTGAACTTGAATCAGACCATCCAACAAGGCATGTAAGAAAGATTTCAGATGTTGTGGAAGTCAGCGCAGTGACATTTCCTGCATATGAAGATACTTCCATCAGCGTTAGAAATAAAAAAGCATTGGAGAATGCGAAGTTAACACTGGATAGTGTGAAGCGGTCACTGGATAGTGAATTGGAACTTGCTAAAGCAAAATTTGAAGCAACATTAAAAGTGAGGTAAAGACAATTATGAAAGATTTTCTGAATAAACTGATCGAAAAGAGAACTGCACGCATCAATGAGATCAGAAGTAAAATTGAAGCATCGACAGATGTAAATGAAGTCAGATCGCTGACTGCTGAAGCAGTACAGCTTCAGGATGAAGTGCGTGATGCAGAAGTAAAGCTGAATGAAATCGAAGCTGAAGAAAAGCGTGCTGCAGCACAGGCAAACAATAATGGTGTTCCTGAAAATGCACAGCTTGTCAATGGCAATGTAGTTGGTGTGTTTGGACAGACCGCTGCTGCACAGACCAGAGATAATGAAGAACCTACTGCGTCTATGGAATATAGACAGGCATTCATGAAGTATGTGCAGGATGGCACACCTATTCCGGCAAATGTTCTTACAAGAGCAGGTGTAGCAATCAATGCGACTGACACAGGTGCTGCTATTCCTATCACCATTATGAATGAGGTAATCAATACTGTTCGTTTGCGTTATGGCAATCTGTACAACAAGGTTCTGAAGACCAATGTACAGGGTGGTGTTGAATATCCGATTGGCGCACTGCGTGCCACTTTCAAATGGATCAATGACAGCACTGTTTCACCTAGACGGAAGACTGCACCACTTGGAAAGGTTTCTTTCCAGTATCATACTGCTGAAATCAGAATTGCACAGACATTCCTTTCAAGCATTCTTACTATTTCTGCATTTGAAGCAAAGCTTGCAGAAGTCATTGCAATTGCTTATCTGGAAGCAATGGATTATGGCATTGTTAATGGAACTGGTAATGGTCAGATGCTTGGAATTCTGAATGATCCTAGAGTTATCAATTCTGTTTCCATGTCCGCTTCTGACATCAATGACTGGACACAGTGGAGAAAGAAATTTTTCGCAAAACTGCCGCTTGGTTATCGTGCCGGTGAATTTATTTTCCCACTGTCCACTGTTGAAACCTATCTTGAAACTATGGCTGATGCTAACAACAATCCAGTATTCAGACAGGCAACTGGACTGGAAGTAAATGACGGTGATGCAAGAAATCCGAATGGCAGATTCTTTGGTAGAGATATTGCGCTTGTTGAACCTGACATTCTGCCTGATTTTGATTCTGCAACTAGTGGTCAGGTGATCGGAATCTTCTGGCAGCCTGAAGAGTATGCGATCAATGAAAACTTTGGTTTCACCATGAGAAGATATTTCGATGATGAAACTAATGAATGGGTTGATAAGGCACTGGTTGTTGTTGATGGAAAGGTTCTGAATCCTACTGGTTACTATCTGATCAAGAAAGCGTGATGACTATGGATAAGACTATTGACGCACTGAAAAACCTTTATGTTGCACTTGGTGGTTCAGCAGATGATGTTGCGGATGTTGTTATTATTCCTGACATGATTAATGCAATTGCTACACAGGTGACTGCCAATGCATCTGCAAACGCTAATTCTTAAACGAAAAGTGAGGTAAACGAAAATGATTAATAACGATAGAATTGTACCAATTACTGTGATTGATCTGATCAGTATGTATGGACTGATTCTGCTTCAGGCTAGTGGTAATTCTGGCATGACTGCACTTCAGGCAAGCACTATTGATGGTCAGTTTGCATGTGGCACTGGCATCAAGCTTGCTGCACAGCCGGTAAAAAGCTGCAATTTCACTGGTTCTACTGGAACACTGTACTTTGTAGCTGACTATGATTATGAAGGATTCACTGTTGATGGTGTAGCAGCAACAATTGCTGACAATGATGTAGTTGTAGTACGTGATGCTAAAACACTTTACAAGGCTGTACTTTCTAGTGGTACTGTTACGATCACGCAGGTTGGATTCTAAAAAAGAGGTGAACAGTGATGGCAGATACTTTTGACATGTTGACTACAGTGAAGAACGCATTGAATATTACTGGTACATATCAGGATGCTGCACTTCAAACATACATTGATGAAATTAATGAATATTTGTGCGCAGCCGGTGTTGCAGAATCGCTGATTAACACAAAAGTAACTGCCGGAACTGTCACAAGAGGTGTTGCGGATCTGTGGAATTATGGCGCAGGTGAAGGCAAGCTGTCACCATACTTTTATGAAAGAGTGATTCAGCTTTCATCAATGAATGGTGGTGTAAACAATGGCTAGAAATTTTCAACCGGCAGTACCATTCAATGTGCCAATGAAGCTGTTGATACCAATGGGTTCAAGCGTATATGGTGCAGGAAAGAAAACATTTCCTGCACCAAGTGATGTGTCTGATGATTATTTGTTTTATGGATCTGTCAGATCATTTGGTGGAACAGAAAACTTCAAAGATGGTGTGTACACAATTATAAACACTGCAACAATTGAAACATGGTATAGACCAGACATCAAATCTGATTGCAGAATTTGTCTGTGTGAAACTGGTGAAGTTTATGATGTTATGGCTGATCCAGAAGATATTAATTTCAGACATCAATATTTGCGTTTGAAAGTGCGGAAAGTAGGTGGAAAACCATAATGGCAAGAATGTCGATTACATTCAAAGGTTTTGAACAGCTTGCTGAAGACATTGATGCTATTGGTGGAGATCTTCAGAAAGCAGTTGATGAAGCACTAACTGATACTACAAATTATGTTCAAGGGCAAGTGACAATGGCATCTGCACCATATGCGCATGGTGGTTTAAAAGGATATGCCACTGGCAAAATGTTCAGTGCCATTAAAAAAGATTCATTGGTAAAATGGGCAGGTCTTGTGGCAGAAGTCAGTGTGGGTTTCAATCTGTTTCAAAGCGGTGGATGGCATTCAATATTTGTTATGTATGGTACACCTAGAATGGCAAAGAATCCGGCAGTGTACAATGCCATTAAAGGCACTAAAACGAAAAATGAAATTGCTAAAATCCAAGAAGAGGTAATGAAAAAGCATCTGGCATTAGGTGGTGAATAATATGGTGGATGTAAAACTTTTATTAATAAATACATTAACAGAAGAATTCAATCTTCCAGTTATTCAGCAAGGTTCAATGTCAATGGATGATGTTTATCCTGAATCATTTTTCACCTTTTGGAATAACAGCAGCACAGATGAAGCTTTTTATGACAACACAGAATCTGAAACGGTATGGAACTTTGATTTGAATTATTATTCGGATGATCCAACTTCTGTAAACAATATATTACTGGAAGCAAAGACACTGTTAAAAAGTGCAGGATTTATTCCAAATGGTTCTGGTTATGATGTTATGTCAGATGAAAAAACACATACCGGCAGAGGAATTAATTTATTATTTATTGAACGAAAGTGAGGTATAACACATGGCAACATATGTTGACGAATTCAGAGGTACAGATGATCTGTATTATTCTGAAGTGCTATATGACAACAATGATTCAACTGGTGCTGAAGGTACATTGGGATATGTCACTGGTACTGTAAAAAGATTAGCACCTGTTGCAGAAATCAGCAAAAGCACTGAAACTGCTTCTGACACCAAGTATTACGATAACAGGGCTGCTCTTACAATCAATGCGGAAGGTGCTGACACTATTACATTGAATATTCCTGCACTTGATCTTGCTACACTGGCTGATATTACCGGCAAGAAGATTGATGCAACTACTGGTGCATTCATGGATGGTGAATCAGTACCAAAATATTTTGCGCTTGGTTACAGGCTTGGTCTTACTGATGGCACATACAGATATGTGTGGAGATATAAAGGATCATTTGCGATTCCTGATGAATCATCCCAGACCAAGAATGCCGGTACAGATTCCAATGGTCAGGAACTGACTTACACTGGAATTATGACTGAACACAAATTCACTAAATCTGCCGATTCACAGGGCAATCCAATGCCACAGAAAGCACTTGTGGTTGATGAAAGGGATGGCAAAGCAGATCTTTCTGATTTCTTTGCAACAGTTACTACTTGTGACACATTAGAGGCTGCATCTTAATTAACAGGTGGTTGTGGGGACAGCACACTGCAGGATGTTTCTGGTTTACTCCTGACCAGATTACCCACAATCATATTATTTGAAGGGAGATCAAAACAATGAAACTGAATGTATATAAAAATCAGCATGAAATTGAAAAAACGTATGAAGTTAAAACATATGATTTGATGTATGGAACTGTTGAAGATGTGTTAGCAATCTTCGATGAAATAGATGATCTGAATGACAACATGAAACTGTTTGGTGTAATTCAGAAGAATCGCTCAAAACTTAATGATTTGATTTTAGACATATTCCCTGAAATGACTGAAGATGATCTGCGAAAAATCAAGTTAAAAGAACTGATTCCGCTGTTCATTGAACTTTTCACATATGTGCGTGATTCATTCGGATCTGAAAAAAACTGACACAGGGTGGTGGTGATGACACCACTACCCTTTCTTTATATGAAGTGTTCTTTGATCTGGAAGACAATCTGTGTCAGCGTTATTCCAGTTTAAATCCATTTGAAATTCGTAGGGAAAAAGTTGGTGAAGTGTTTCTGTTGGTTCATAGAGTAAATCGCAAGAATAATCGTGAAAAAGGGATTAAATCAAGCGATAACATTTATGTAGACAGCAAGGGTAATACTCACATTAGACGCAAAGCAACAAATGATGACTGGTGGTGATTAAGTCATGGCAGATAATGAAAGCACAATGAAATGGAAGGTTGACATAGGACAGTTGACTAAAGCTATGCAAGAAGCAAAGCGGTCAATTAGAATTGCCAATGCTGAATTTAAAACTGCCACAGCCGGAATGGATAGGTGGTCTAAAAGCACCACTGGTCTTGAAGCAAAATTAAAGCAGTTAAATAGCACGCTGCCACAACAGAAAAAAATTCTGTCTGATCTTGAAAAACAGTACAAGATTACTGCTGATAATATGGGTGAAAATTCAAAAGAAGCAGTTGATCTGAAACTTAAGATTGAAGAACAGCGTGCTACTATTGTTAAGACTGAAACCAGTATTAATAAATATACTGATCAGTTGGGTCAGATGCAGAAAGAACAGGCTGAATCTGCAACTGCTTATGGCAAGCTGAATAAGACTATTGAAGAACAGCAAAGTGAACTTGATTCGCTTAAAAACGCATATAAAAATGCAGTTGTTCAGTATGGTGCAAATTCAAAAGAAGCAAAGTTATTGGCATCTGAAATTAAAAATTTATCTGGTGAATTAGCAGATAACAAGGCGAAAATGAGTGATGCCGAAAAATCTGCTGACAATCTGGATAAAAGTCTTGATGATGTTGGTGACAGTGCTGATGATGCTGCAAAAGGTGGTTTCACTGTTCTTAAAGGCGCACTTGCTAATCTTGTTGCTGATGGATTCAGAAAAGCCATTGATGGTGCAAAAGAATTTGCTAAATCCATGATTGGTGAAGCAGCAAGTGTAAAAGCACAGGCTTCACAGTTTGAACAGACATTTGGTGATATGGGTGATGAAGCTGAAGCTGCAATCAATCGTGTGGCAAAATCATCAGGCATTCTTGACACCAGATTAAAAACAGTTGGTGCGCAGATTTATGCGTTTGCAAAAGCAAATGGTGCAACTGTTCCAGAAGCTATGGAACTGATGGAAACATCATTGACAGCTGCAGCTGATAGTGCTGCATATTATGATAAATCACTTGATGATTCAGCTGAAACATTGATGTCATTCCTGAAAGGTAATTATGCGAATGATGCTGCATTAGGAGTTTCTGCAACAGAATTCACCAGAAATGCAAAAGCAACAGAACTGTTTGGTAAAAAGTATAATGATCTGACAGAAATTCAGAAACAACAGACATTGCTGAAGATGGTTACTGATTCACAGAAAGCATCTGGTGCAATGGGTCAGGCTGCAAGGGAAGCTGACGGATGGGAAAATGTTCAAGGCAATTTAAATGAAGCTTGGAAACAATTCAAAGCCAGTGTTGGAACACCATTTCTTGAAGCACTTATTCCAGTTATTCAAGATGTGACATCTAGCTTTCAAGAATGGAAAGAAAATGTTGATTGGGAAGCATTCAATGCAACAGTTAAAGAAATTGCTGATAATATAAAAAATGCTTTCCAGTGGATCATTGATAATGGTGCTACAATCGTTGCAGTAATTACAGGAATTGCAACTGCAACAGCAGTATATCTTGGATATACAACAGCCTTAAAAGTTATGACTGAAGGTTGGATGGCATTGTCAGTTGTTCAGAAAATAGTTGCTGCCGGACAAGCTGTTTTAAATGCTGTTATGGCAGCCAATCCAATTGGACTTGTTATTGCTGCTATTGCCGGATTAGTTGTTGCATTCATGATCCTTTGGAACAAGTCAGAAGCATTTAGAAACTTTTGGATTGGTTTATGGGAAAACATCAAAGAAGCCGTATCAGCTGCTAAAGAAAAGATTTCTGGATGGATTGAAAATATCAAATCCAAGATACAGGAATTTAGTGATAAGGCAACTGCAATAAAAAACAACATCGCTAAAACATGGAATAACATAAAAGCTAAAACACAGGAACTTAAAAACAAAGTTGTTGAGTTTTTCGGAAACATCAAAACTGGAATTTCTAATAAAATTGCAAGTGCCAGAGATGCGGTTTCTAATGCAGTTGATAAAATAAAAGAGTTTTTAAGTTTTTCTGGATTAAAAAAGAAAGTAGCTGAATTATTCAATAGCATTAAAGAGAAGATCACATCACCTATCAACAAAGCAAAAGAACTAGTTACAAAGGCAGTCAATAAAATTAAAGATATTTTCCCAATCAAACTTGGTAAGATCTTCAGCGGAATCAAATTGCCGCACTTTGACATCTCTGGTGGTAAAGCACCTTGGGGTATTGGTGGAAAAGGTACAAAACCATCAATTGATATTGACTGGTATGCAAAAGGTGGTGTGTTTGATAAAGGTGCTAGGCTTGTTGGAATGTCTGAAAATGGTGCTGAAGCTATTGTTCCACTGGAAAATAACACAAAGTGGATCGCTAAAGTTGCAAGGGAATTAGTCAAACAAATACATCTTGTAAGTAGTTCCGTTAATGCAAATGTGAATTCTATGAATGGAACTGCATCTGCTGATGGATATGTCAAGACACAAAATTTGACATTCAATCAGTATAATACATCACCAAAAGAATTAAGCAGATTGGATATATACAGACAGACAAACAATCTGTTATTCAGTGCAAAAGTGGGGTTAAGCAATGTTTAGTTTGATATTAGAAAATGAAAGTGGTGATCAGCTTACTTTTGGTCATGGTTCACCATTTACTGTAACAGAAATACAGGGTTTAAATCCACCTGATGCTACAATAAACACTACACAGATTGCAATGATTGATGGTGGTAAATTTAATTCATCAAAACTTAATATGCGCACCATCAACATTGCTTTTGCTATCGAGTATGAAGCAGCAAAGAACAGAATTGAAGTATATAAAGTGCTAAAGTCAAAGCAGTGGATCAAGTTTCATTACATTGGTGATTACAGAAATGTTTGGATTGAAGGATATATTCAGAGTATAGATATAACTTATTTTGACATGAAACAGATTGTAACATGCTCCATTTTATGTCCTTCACCTTACTTTAAGGAAGCACAGGAAATTGTTAATAATCTTACAAACATTATTGATCTTTTCCATTTTCCATTTTTCAGCGCAGTAAGTAAAAATTTGCTGCAGAATTACGCAACATCTAGAACTGTGAATGGCATTGCTTATACTGTGAATGCAGATGGATCTGTAACTGCTGATGGTTATGCAACTGACACATCACGTTTGTTCATTGATGTTGCGGCACAGGATTTTCTGCGTAAAGGTGCGGAATACATTTTATCTGGATGTCCAGAAGGTGGATCAGAAAACGGATACCAATTAATGCTTGCGTACAATGGTGGAAGTGAAGGTGAATTTTATGATGTAGGTGAAGGTGTAACAATAACACTTCCAACATCTGTTTCAACTGCAACAATCCTCATTCATATTGAAAGTGGAGTAACTGTGAATAATCTGGTGTTTTATCCTATGGTCAGAGCAGCGAACATCACAGATGATAGTTACGAACCATATTCTTCAGAACCTACTAAAACTTTAGTCTTTGGAAATATAACGAACGATATTGGAATGGTGATAGAAAATGATGGTGATGTTGATACTGGAATAATCATTGTTTTGTATGCCAGAACAGCAGTTACTAATCCAAAGGTGTATGACTATATCACAAAGGATTACATTGGTGTTGAATACGAAATGCAAGCCGGTGATCAGATCACGATTGACACAAGAAAAGGTGAAAAAAGTGTAACACTTCTGCGCAGCGGTGTTGAAACAAATCTGTTTAATTATCTGATGGAAGGTTCAACATGGTTGCAGCTTGATGCCAATGGCAGCACCTTTGTTGATGAAGTTGATTCTGGTGAAGTGTCAAATTTGAATCTGACCATAGAGCATTACAATCTGTATGAAGGAGTGTGATTATGTTGACTGAAGTTATGCCGATCATAATGAACACCAACTTTGAAAGATTGGCGGTTATAGATGATTATTCTTCACTCATATGGACAAAGCGATATTATGCAACAGGTGATTTTGAACTGTGTGTGCCGGTGGATCTGGTGAATACCAGTTTGTTTCAGAAGCATTATTATGTAGTAAGAGATGATGACGATGATGTCGGTGTAATAGAAGATATTAAAATCAGCAAACACAGTGATAGTGGTGAGCTGATGATTATTACCGGCAGATTCCTACCAAGTATACTTGGAAGAAGAATCATTGCGGTTCAGACAAGTGTTAGTGGAACAATTGACAGCTGCATCAATACACTGATCAATCAGAATGTCATCAATCCATCTGATACCATACGAAAAATTAATAACTTTGTTTTAGGTACATATTCATTTGATACAACTATGGAAGCACAGTTTACTGGTGATAATCTTCTGACGGTAATTGAAAACTTATGTGAAACATATGGACTTGGTTTCAAGGTAACATTGAATGCTGACAATGAATTTGTGTTTAATCTTTATGAAGGTGTTGACCATACATATGACCAGTCAGTCAATCCGTGGGTGATATTTAGTGATCAGTATGACAATCTTGTATCATCAGAGTATGAAGAAAACTATAAAGACATGGTGACTGCAGTGCTTGTTGCCGGTGAAGGTGAAGGACTTGATAGAAGAACACAGTGGATCACTGATGGTGCAACAGGTATAAACCGATTTGAATTGTATAAGGATCAGCGTGATCTTCAATCAAATGATGGTGCAATAAGTGATGCGGAATATGAATCGATGCTGCAGGAAGCAGGAAAACAACTGCTGACTACATATACACAAGGTTTTACTGGTGATGCGTATTTTGATGTTGATCATAATAAAAATGTGGGTGTTGGTGATCTTGTTGTAATTGAGAATGCAAAGTGGAATGTGCGTGTCAATAGTAGGATAGTGGAAATGATTGAAAGTGTGTCTGAATCAGGTGAACACAAATTTATTCCAACATTCGGTGCTTGATAAAAGTGAGGTGTGAATTATGGCAGTTAATAGTTATTTCTTTAATGCAGTTTTAAGCGATGGATCATATGACAGGGTGTATAATGCAGAGGATTTCACATCATATTTAGATCTGCTTGTTGGCAATGGTGTATTTCCTAATCCATCAACAGGCTTGCAGGTGATTGAATCCAATGGAATGAATGTTGCGGTCAAAGCCGGATCTGGATGGATCAATGGTCATAAACTGGTCAATACAACATCACTGGTTCTTCCAGTTACTGCGGCTGATGTACTGATGAATAGAATTGATTCAGTCATATTTTACACAGATGCTGATGAAAGGCAGATGGGAATTCAGATAAAGACTGGTCAACTTTCATCAAATCCAGTTGCACCATCACTTGTGCGCACCAATAGTAGATATGAAATGCAGCTTGCCACTATTAAAGTCAACAAACAGACCACAAATATAACAACAGCAATGATTACTGATACAAGAATGGATTCTGATGTATGTGGTTATGTTCAGGGATTGCTTCAGCAGATTGATACAAGTACACTTTGGCAGCAGCAACAGCAGATGTTCAATGACTGGTTCAATTCTGTGAAAGATCAGTTTCAGGCAGGTAAGGTCTTTAAAAAGTATGAAGGTGTGTATGTGACACAGGATGCAGGTGAAGCAAGCTTTAATGTACTTAATTACATTCCTTCCTATTCGTTTGCTTATGATATTCTGGAAGTGTACATCAGTGGTATTCGTCTGAATGGCAATGAATACACCATTACAAACAATACTGTGAACTTGGAAACACCAATTGAAGAAGCCGGTGTAAGTGTGACATTCGTGGTTTATAAGTCAGTGCCGGAAGAAAGCTAAAAAAACAAATACCATGTTGTGCAATTCGCTAAAGCAAACTGTTCAACATGGTATTCAAGTCATAATTTTTTAAGGCATGCTGGATGGTGTGCCTTTTTTATATGAAATTCCAATGTATTGTGACATCATTACAGTCAATGTCAATTCTTTCAATCAGTGCTTCAATGATGCTTCTTCTTTCATTTAGATCACCATGTTCCAGTACATCATTGAATGACTGAACCAGTTGCAGCACTTGTTCTTCTGACATCTTTTTCTTGTCTTCCTGCAATCGTTTTAATTCAATTTGCAGCTTTGTTCTTTGATCCTGAAGTGGCGCAGATTTTTCTTGGATTTCTTCAATAGAGAATTTGCCTATACCATACAGATCCATAAATCTTGATAATTGACCATTGATGGATTTGATTTGACTTTCAATGGCATGAATCTGTTTTGCTTCATCAGTTTGGCTGTTCTTTTGCTTGATGCTGTGAAGGTATTCAGGATCAATAGCAAGTTTCTTGATTTCATTAAAGATGATGTTGTCTAATTCATCAATCTTCCAATATTTGTTTTTACAACTAGGATCTTTGATCATGCTTTTAATTTTCTTATGTCTTGAATAGCAGCCATAGTAGTGATGAAAACCATACTCTTTTGTTCCAGTTTGATTCTTGCTGAATTTAGCACCACACCATGAACAGTATATCAAACCACCAAGATTTGTGCTGTGTGCTTCTGTTCCAGTTTTGTATCCTGCTTCTTCAAATCTTCTTTTATTTTCATCCAGAATCACTTGCGCTTTGTTATAGGTTTCTTCATCAATGATTGGATCATGCAAGCCTTTTATCCATTCATCAAGGTGGCGCATGTAACCACAATATGTTTTGTTGCGCAGAATGTAACGCAGATTTCTGTTGTCAACTTTACCGTTATGCAGAACATGTCCTTTTTCACGCATGTCTTCAGCGATAGAATACAGTGAATTACCTTCAGCAAATGCTTCAAACAGATTCTTCACAATCATAGCTTCATATTCATTGGTGACAAGTTTTTCTAATGCAGGTTCATAGTCATATCCAAAAGGAACATGTGCGCCACCTCTCCATTTACCTTCTTTGATTCTGGCATGCATTCCCATTGACATTCTTTCTTTTATGTTTTCTCTTTCAAGCTGCGCAAAGATTGACAGGATTCCAATCATGGCTCTGCCAAAAGAAGTGGATGTGTCAAATTTTTCTGTCATGGATTCAAAGTCACAGTTGTTTTCAAGAAAAATATCTTCAAGCAATGTCATTGTGTCCTTTTGAGATCTGGAAAGCCGGTCAAGCTTGTACACACAAACTTTGTCGATTTTTCCACCCATAATGTCAGCAATCATTTCCTGCAGTGCAGGTCTTTCCATATTGCCGCCAGAATGTCCGGCATCAGTGTAGATCTTCACCACAACATAATCATGCACTTCAGCATATTTCTTCAGTCTGTCAATTTGTTCACCAATTGAATATCCTTCTTTGGCTTGTTCTTGTGTGGATACACGAACATAAATTGCTACACGGACTTTTTTAATATAATTTGTTGTTTTAGTCATAACCATTTTAAATCATCCTTTTCTTTTGCATTTCTAATACTATTTCAAATGTGTTTAATATTGCAGTCACATCAGCTGCATCTGCAAATCTGTCACCAATGGTCAGATTATCTGCATTCAAAATCTTTTGCTTTGTTTCTTCCAAAATGCTTTCAATGCTGATTGCTTCAACTGGATCTGTTGCCACAGGAACAATTTTGCCATTGACAAGATCATCTGTGCTGATGTTTAGTGCCTGACAGATCTTGATGATGTTGTTCACAGATGAATTATCAATTCCTCTTTTCATAATAGTGTTGATTGTGGAATAAGGCATATCAATCTTCTGTGAGAATTCACGCAGTGAACGATATTTGGACAAAATGTAGTTTCTCAATCTGTCTTCTGTTGTCATGTCTTTCACCTTCCTTATGTTCAGTATAATATCATGGTTTTATCGTTAAAACAATAACATTTGACGATATTTCGTTATTTAAATTTTTAAAAATTTAACGAAAATTCGTTAAAGCTTGTTGACATTGGCAATAATTTCTCTATAATGAAAATAGAGTTAACGAAAATTCGTCAACTTGAAACAAAATAATAAAATATCGTCACTCTATAAAGAAAGGAAGTGTGAAAATGTACGAAAATTTAAGGGCAGAAATTGCACGAAAAAACATGACACTTGTTGACTTATCCACTGCAACTGGCATCAGATACCAGACATTATCAGAAAAGCTTCGTGGAAATTCGCAGTTTACTGTCAAAGAAGCCAAAGCAATTAAATCTGCACTTGCGGTGGATATGCCAATTGACGAACTGTTCGCAGCAGAGGTGGTTTAGATGATTCATCATGTATTGAAAGATGGCACAGAAGTAAAGAGCATTGAAGGTCATGTGATCAAAGCAGATGAGTTTGACACATTGTATCAAGTAGTAAACAGAATCAATGAAAGGATAAACCATGAAACTGTACGAACATCAGAAGCAAGGTCTTGAAGCCACAAAGGATTTGAACCATGTTGCTTATTATTGGGATATGGGTTTAGGTAAAACATTTGTTGGTTCAGAAAAGATGCTGCAACTTGGTGCAAAAGTAAATTTGGTGGTTTGTCAGAAGTCAAAGATTCAAGACTGGTATGACCATTTCAAAGAGAATTACACAAAGTGTGTTGTTCAGGATTTGACAAATGAAAAGGATTTGAATTTGTTTCTGTCAAGAATTGAACATGGTTTTCTTTCAAAGTGTTTTCACATTGGCATCATCAACTATGACTTGCTATGGAGAAGACCAAAATTGGCGAAATTAGAGGATTTTACACTGCTTTTGGATGAATCTTCATTGATTCAAAATGAATGCTCTAAACGGGCGAAATTTGTCCTCAAAATGCATCCAAAGAATGTGATTTTGCTTTCAGGAACACCAACAGGTGGCAAGTATGAAAGATTATGGTCACAAATGCACCTGCTTGGATGGGGTATCAGCAAAAGCATGTACTGGAATCAGTTTGTGAAAGTCAGATATTTAGACACAGTTGGAAGATCTGTACC